GGATAAGTTGACTTAGGACTGTATACAAAATACTCTTCAATCTCAGGAAATTCATATTCCATAGGATTGTCATTATTGATATTTGCTAGTCTTGCATCCTTATCTTGCTTCTTTTGTTGTCTTACATAACGCATTTTCATTGCGTCAATGTATCTTAATTCTACTATTCCCTCTTCTGGTTTTTTAAAATCAATTACTTTATGATAATATAATCTACCATCTATGTACCAATTTCTATAAATTTCATGTGCCTTTTTATCAAAATCTAGTAGATCTTTGACTGCCTTAAACTCTTCTCTAAGTCTTTTCTTTATTCCATCACTAGCATTTAAATTTGATAACTCAATTTCTACTGGAGAATCATTAGTGTCTGATACTATAGCTTCATTTACTATATCTTCTATTGCACTATCACACTCAGGGTGTAGTGCCATTTCTCTATATCTTTTTATTAAATCAAATTCAGTTCTATATACACCCTCTATATCTACATACGATCCAAAAAAACCACTAGTCAAGTAGTGGTCAGATCCATCTGCATTATTTTCAGGAACTGGAGATACCACACCAGGTGATATCTTCTCAGTATCCTCTATAGAAAATCCAAATAACCTTGCCATTATTAAAAGTTAACCTTATATGTTTATTTATTACGCTCCAGAACCTGCTGCCTCAGGGAACCAGTATTGTACTTGGAAGTCAACTGTAAATTCTTCTATAGCATCAGAACTATCATATGATAGGTCAATAGAAGAAACTGTGCTTGGGAAAATATCCACAAACTTATATTGAGCAAGAATATTGCTATCAGTAGCAGGACTATTAGAACCTTGCTGACTAGTTACATTTCTGCCAAGTTGATATACAGTTGCTTGTCCCATATATGATGAAGGATCAGTTAAACCTGATGAATCTCCATATTGTGCTATGTTTTGAGCCCATGCTTGGAATGCTCTGTAGTGACCAAAATCTTGATCATTGATTACTGTAACAGTCCAAGGGTCAAATGTTCTATCACCAGCAACTTTCATTACACGTCCTCTAAAAGGAACTTCTAATACACCTACATTTGATGCAGGTAATTGAGCTGCTTTACATAAAAATCTAAATCTATCTCCATCAAATTGACCATCACCATCACCCTGTATGGCTAGGTTTACTCCATCAGGAAAGTTAACTTGCACCTCAAACAGATTGGGGCGAGTACCACCACCAATCAGTTTGGATTTAAATTGAGAAATAGTTCTCTGTGGGATTGTTGCCATTTTTTAGAATCTCCTTTGGTTATTTAGATATGATAAGTTAAACTCGACCTGCTACTTCTTCAAAGCTAACACCAGTTCTGGTGGCAACAAATGTAAGAGTAACATAGTTGATTGATCTAGCAGGCTTCAAGAAGATGTCTGCTCTAAATTCATTATTATCAATCACATCAGGAGTGTTGTTTGTCTCATCACAAATAACTAGGAAACCATTTAGTCCCCTCTTTGCCTCAACATCCCTTAGGAATGGTTCAACAATATTAACAAAATTTGCTCTTGTAACCTGATCATTAAGTTCAAATAGTTGTGCTTCTGCTGCTTTCTGTAGTGATTGTTCAATTGTTAGGAATAACCTTCTAACATTGATTCTATCAAATGCAGATGCAAATGCCAAACCAGTTTTATCTCCAAAGAGTAGAATACCAGTACCAGGTTGATTAACTATAGAGTTAATTCTAAGAGGGTAGAGTTGATCTCTTTGTGCTTTATTTGGATTGTATGCAAGTTTGATTGCATTATTCAAAATTCCTCTTTGCTGTCCAGCAGGTGAGAACCAAGGGAATGAATTGACACTTGTTCTTACCATCAATCCAGCAACATCACCATTAGTTGGGATGAATCTGAATGTGTTATTGAACCTATCAAACATATACTTGTATCCAGTATCAAATACTGCGTATGATGATGAGGATAATGGACTGTAGAATTTAATTATGTTGTCTGTTTGAGTATCTGTATTTGTGATATTGACAACTCCAGTTCTATGAGGAGAAATGACTGCCATGCAATCTTTTCTCTCACCAGCTATGGAGATTAGTTTATTTGCTTTTGCTTGAGAATCATTTATACCACTTAATCCAGGTCCCATGATTAAGTAATCAACTGCTATCTCATCCTTATTGGAGAATAAGTTATAAGATGTGATTAGATTACCAAGAGTTGCTTGGAATCCACCAGTAGCAGAGTAATCTGCACCAGCAGTAAGTGTGTATGTATTATTTCCAACTACATTGAAAGTAATACCTTGTGCATTTCTATTCCATCCACCAGATGCAGTGGTTATAGGAGTATAACCAGAACTGAAACCTGATGCAGCAACAAAACCATCTGAACCATCTGATGGATCATCTCCTGCATAGATGTATTGTGAATAGAGTGCTAACCAATCTTTATAGAATATCTTCTGAGGTGCATTTTCTGAGGAAACTGCATCAGTTGCTTTAGATAAGTTTAAATTTTTCTCAAGAATATTACCTTGTATTCCTGTTACATCACCTAGATCATCTACAACTACTACATGCATTCCATCATTCTTGGAAGATCTATCATTTGCCCATACAGTTGTATCTGGTCTAGGAGAAATTGCCTTCCAGAATACTGTTGAGTTTGTTAATCCAAGAGTTTGCTCATCATACCAATCTTTAACAAAGTTACCACCTACAGTGGCAAATGTAGCAATACCTGTAGCAGAAGAGTTAATAATACTAATATTATTTCCTGCTATGATAGACCTTGCTTGATCTCCTTGAGCATAAGTTATATCAGTTGAGACTCCAGCAGTAGTAACCCTATTGGTTATCTTAACATCAATAGTTGTTGCTCCAAGTCCAGTAATGATACCTTTGATGTGTCCTGTAAACTCAGAAGTTCCTCCTACTCCTGCTATGATTTCATTAGTAAGTGAAACACTAACACCCATACCAACTGATACACCAGTTGTTGTTCCTATACCAATTCTTTGATCTGCTTGATTGTCAATGGTACAAACCTTAAGGTTGTTTGCCCATGTACCAGGTGTTTTAGCAGCGTATCCAAATGTTTGACCTACACCAGCATAGTTTGCTATGTAATCATCATAGTTCTTGATCTTAAGATCAGTAACATTAACTTGATGAGATCTGTTGCCATTAGCATTTACTAGATCATCATCATCAGTTCTTGCTACTTTGAGAACTCCTCCATAAGAAAGGAAGGATGAAGCACTCATCCAATACTCATATTGAGCATCAGTTCCTAGTGGTTTTCCAAAAGTTTTAATTAACTCAGTTTCATTTGTAATGTCAATAGCTTCATCTATAGGTCCAATTTCAAATGGACCAGCAATGGCGCCAATGTTATCTAATACATTTTCTGCTCTCCCTACAGTCAGATCCACCTCCCTTACTAATACTCCAGGAGATAATTGTGGAGTCGCCATGTCGTCTAGCCTCGTCTCAGTTTATCTGAAAATATTTATTGTTTTGGATGTTTTCATTGGGGAAACAATCCATGAACACTACCAATCTGGATAATTCCAATCAGAATATGATTGTTGTTTTTTTCTAGTTTTTATAATTCTTCTTACAGTACACACCTTACACTCATAGGAATATGCTGATGCCAATGTCCCTCTATCTTTGCGAGTTAAATAAAATCCATCTATTAAATTTTTAGTTTCACCACATACTCTACACTTTCTATCTGAGAGTAATAAGTGTCCTAATTTTATCTGACTATCAATCTCCACTACTTATAATCCCACATAAAAGATCTATCTCCATATTCATCAGTGTTCCAAGAACCAGGTGTTCCTGCTAATCTATCTAGTTCCAAACTACCATTATCTATTTTCCAAGTATCTCCATCTGAATCAACAAAACTATCATCATCTAAACCATCCATGATAAAACCAAATGGTGACATATCTTGTTCTATTTGATTTTTTTGTTCCTCATATAATCTTTTTCTTACATCCTGATCAGTAAGTTCTTTAAAATAATCTTGTGCTACTAACCATGCATATATGACAAGACACATAGCAAGATCATCATTACATCCTTCTTCTGCCTCAAATGAATTATGTTTTTGAATAAAAGTTGTCAGTTCACTTAATATTTCATAATCTTTAAATGTTACTTTATCTTCCTCTATCAAAGTTTTTAAGTTTAAAGAACCTACCTTCTTTACTGTCTTTGACATCTTAACACCTAATTGTGTCTTCTTGCCAGAGAATCCTTGTCCTACAATTTGACCTGCTCTACCACGCATAGAACACATTAATAAATTTTCATACTCCAAATCAAAGTTAAGAATAGAAGCAACCTGATCTCCAACATCATTTACCTCACATAAAATAAAAGCATTATTATAACTCTTTGCTACTTCCCATATAAGATTGGGAAATAACATGGGTTTGATTTCATTATTCCTATACTTTGCTACAACTCTATGAGGGAACTCTGTAATATCAATAACAATGAAAGCAGAATAATCTCCACCCACTCCTCTTGCTACATCAACAGTAATTACATAATCACCACTTTTTTTGGATGCTTCATATACATCTAATCCAGCACTTCTAGTCTGTGGTTCATCATAAACTAATGCTCTTAATTTGCTAGGAGATATAAGTGTATCAACAGATCCTAAGAACTCACATTCAAACTCAACCTTGAATTGTTGTTCTGATGTATTTGCAATAGTTGATTTTCTCCACTTCTCATCCCTACCAGGCACTTCACTCCAATGCACATCTGTAGGAACATACTCATTCTTTCCTTTCTCTGCATCATGCCACAACCTATAGAAGTGGTTCATACCATGAGGTGTAGAGACTATAATAACTTTAGTGCTCTTACCTGAGGTAATAGTAGGATAAACTGAACTAAAGAATGAGTCAGCAATATGGTTAGGAACAAAAGCAAATTCATCCAAGAATAGGATGTTGAATGACATACCCCTAACAGCAGATGCTGATGTAGAAGCAGCAAGAATCTTAGAACCATTCTCTAGTTCTAGACTTCCTCTGTTCCATGCTATGATACCCTGTTGCATCCACTTGGGTAAATTCTCATATGCAGTTTGCAATCTACCTAGCAGTTCTCTAGCAGTTGCTGCTTTGTTTGCTAGTATACCTACATTGACACTATCATTAAAAACAACATAGTGTAGTAGGTATGCCACACAGGTAGTAGACTTACCTGTTTGTCTAGGCATCTTACATATATTGAATCTATTTTCATGGAAGTTCTTAATTAACTTCTTCTGAAAATGATAAGGTTTAAATGATGTCAGACCTTCATCAAGACTTACAATCTTGACATATTTTTCTGCAAAATAAATAGGATCATTTCTGCAAGCATAAAATTCAAGCACTTGCTCTTGACTAAATTCTTGAGCAACATTTGCTCTCTTCAAATTGGGATTACCCAAATAGATGTTGTCTGACATAATAACCTCCTACATCATTTCATACTTGCCAAATCTTTGATCATGCTCTCTTGTTTTTATAGTCATATCAATAATCTTTTCTAAATTTTTAATTCTTTTTTCTAAATCCTTAGTACGTTGATCCTCCAATTTGGAGGAGTGGTTCTCCTGGTTCATGTTTTGAAACTTGGTAATTCCAGAGTTTTGCGCCAGGATACACTTTTACCACTTGATCCTGAACTTCTCTGCGTGATGGTTTTTTGATTGAAGGGAAAAACATTTTTAACATGTAGTTCTTGCCTCTCCAAGACAAATAAACGTCAATAACATTTCCTATTCTAGACCTTAACTTAGTAGCCTCTCTAAAGGAAATCATTATGATAGTACATCATTTACCTTTATATTTAGCGATCTACTGCGGTTGAGAAGACTTTGAAGGTAGTAGAAGTAGTAGAAGAAGCATATCCTATAAGTCTTAACTTACCACTACTAATATCTGTATTATATGTTGCTATTCCTGTTGGTTGATTGATAGTTCCATATTCTGTCATATATGTATTTGTATCATCATGAATAACATTAATAGTTGTCATATTAAAATTAGAACCTTGAGTTGCCTGTATTTGATAAGTAGCAGATCTATAAGCAGTAGTAAGTCCAAGAATAACTACTCCACTAGTTGAAGTGACAGTTGTAGAAATTCCTCTTATTTCTCCAATAGATGTATCAAAAGCAGTAGCAGTTACAACTCCTACAAAACTAGCATTACCACTAGCATCTGCAATCTTACTACCACCAACTTCAATTGTATTTGTAGCAGCATTTATAGTAATTCCAGTTCCAACATTTAATTTATTAGCATCACCATCAATAGTAATAGATGAACCACCTACAGTAAGAATACCAACTATTGTGGCATTCCCAAGGATATTCATATCCTTTCTACCAGTAATAATACCAATAGAATCTAAATTCTTTATATTTTCTTGAGTTGTGATTCCACTTACAACAAGATTCTGTAGTGTAAGATTTGTTCCTTCACAAAATTCTGCCAATTCAGAGGCAGCACCAACAAGAGCAGTACTAGCAATACCAACCCATCTAGAACCCTCAGACTGATATATTAATAAGTCATTGTTGGTAGCATCAAAATTAACATCATCAAGGTCTTTGATGAATCCTGCACCACCTCCACCAATGGTATATAACTGTTGCTCAACTCTATTAACAAAGAGTCTGTAGTTTGCTGCTAAGTCTTGAAGAGTAGCAAACTTCTGATCTGTAGGAGTAAGAGGATCATCTCCTTGTTTCTCAGATGGATCAGGTGCAATAGGACGATTGTTAACTATCTCCTCACTCAAAGTTTCTTGAGTTCCTTTTATATCTTCTACAATTTTATAAAGTTCTGCAATATTAATGGTATGAGTTTCTGCTTTGTCACTTAATTTTTTAATATCTTTATCATAGTATTTTACCTCTGGCAAATTAGCAACTTCTTCCTTCAGTCCATTAAAGTAGTTTTTTATTTCTTTATTAGCATCTCTATACTTACTATTAGATTCATTAATCTTCTTTTCAATATTTTGTTTTGCTTCATTCAATTTACTCAATACACTCTTCTTCAATAATCTATCATCATCTTTAAATTGATTCCTATGCTCATATATTTTAAGAGCAGTTTCTTTTAGTTCCTCATATATTTTATCTTTAGTTTCTTGCAGATACTTCTTTACTTCTTTAATCTCAACTTTCTTTTCAAAATCTTTGGTGTCAAAATTTTCTGTTAGATTCTCAATGTCTTGATTGAATGTATCTTTGAGAGTTCTAAGATTATCATTGACTTTATCAAAGTCATCATCTATAACACTAAAAGTTTTTCCAATCCAAGAAAAATCAGGAACTTCATTTACCTCATTGACCCACTTAGGAAATTTAGGAATATCTGCTCTGACACCATCTATGCTTTCTTTTAAAGATTCTATATCACTTTCATAGTATCTTACTTCTGGAACTTCTGGAATGCTTTCTTTAACTTGCTCTATATGAGTAAGGAGTTCTTGCAACTCATTATCATATGATTTTATTTCAGGTATCTCAGGAATACTTTCTTTTACATCATTGACTAGACGTAGTAACTCAGGCCAAGGAGGAACAATGTCCTTTACTTCTGCAAAAGTTTCTCCATTAGCATCTTCTATGGTTTGTGTTTCTTCCTCTACTTCTATATAACCTTCTACTGAGGGTAAATCTTCTTCTTCTAATAAGTCAGCAACTGACGGAAGTTCTTCTAAACTCTCTGAAAAGTCGTCAATAGATGGCAAATTTTTATAGTCGTCAGACATGTTATGAGTATCTTAGTACTTTGGGATTTCTCTCCCTATGTTTTATTTAGAATCTTTTGGAATGCTATTCTTTAATAATTTTTGCAATTCTGCAGTTGATCCAACAAATAAAGCATTGTTGACAGTGTTGGGACCTTTAGATACTTTATCTTCTTCTACATCTTTTAATTTCTTTTGCAAATCCATAAGTTTGTCAGTAGCATCAGATACACTCTTAATTAACTGACCAGCAACTTCATATGCTCTAGGCATTTCACTATCCTGAGCTAACTCAAGAATACCATCAATTGCCTCTTGCCCCTTTTCTATTATACTGTATAGATTACCTCTTGTATATTCATAATCTCTTTCTATATCTGACCTTTCATGCTTCTCAGGTTTAGTAATTCCAACTTCAGTAGTTTCAGTAGAGACTACTTCCCCAGTGACATTAAATGCATCATTTAATTTGTCAAAGTTTTTAGTCATTAGATGGTTCCATCAAATCCAAAGTCATCACCAAATTCTATGGCACTATTATCACTAGCAGTGATAACTTTAATTTCTGCACCAAGAACATGAGATGCTGCAGTGCTGTTGTCTTGTGCTCTCTTGACAGTTAGTGTTGTGCCAGAGATAGACTCTACAAACATCTCCTCTTGATCTATGTATATGTAATTAGTTTTCTGTATGCCATCTACACTATTAACACTAAAGATTGCCACTTTATCATCTATGTTCTCACTTAGGTTTGTAGTGACTGTATCTCCATACGCTTTAGTGGCTCTAGGTACAACACTATAAGTAACCTCCCTAACTGGGGTTGTAGTTTTGGAACCAGCAACATATCCAATAGATGCCTTTTTGATAATATCTTTGGATACATCTGTGTTGACTGGACCAAAGAAATATGTCTTGGCAGTAAATCTCATAGTATAGATTAATGCTCTTCTAGTGGAGAAATCACTCTCATAATCATCACTAGTAGTAATTGAATTTAAAACAATGGGAATATCTCTCTTCTCTCCAATAGTATCAATTAAGTCTACTGATACAGTGTAAGCAGGTTGAAAATATGGAAGTATCTGCTCTACTATCTGAAGCATATCATCATTTAACTTAGTAAAAATACTAAGTTCAAAATCTAAGTTATATGGTACAGGAAGATATGTTTTTGCTATTGTACTTTTATCTCCCTTTACACCTTTTAAAAATGTTTGTGTGGTTGTAGATTTTCTAGATGGATCATAATTCAGACCATTCATTTCAAAGGACATTCTAGGCAAACTGATCTGAACAGGTCTGTTTAGATCTGGAACTTGCTCCAATCTTGCTAAAAATTTCTGAGTAGGACCATATGCTAGAGGCACTTTAGTGGTGCTAACAACAGAGTCATCGCTACTAGTATGTTGTATATTTACGTTGTTAAAGATAGAACCAAATGATATAATGGTTCTTCTCATTATTTCGTGATAAAAATACTCAAACATTTTTATAATCCTTTTATATTGTATTTATGGCATTCCAAATGGATTAGACTCTGTAAAGTCTAAGATGTCATCTGCAGCACTTTGTATTGGCGTATTCTCTGCAAATCCATCATCATCATTTGTAGCAGCAACTATTTGATACTCATAAGTAGCACCTGATGTACCACCTGTGATAACTTCTCCAACTGTAAATTCACCACTTGTGATAGAAACTTTAAGTTCTCTAGTAGATGCATCCCATGATTTGACTCTAGCAGTTGTGCTACTTGCAGCACCAGTTACAACTTCATTGAATATGTAATTTCCAGAACCACCTGTAAATGGTGAAGTAACTGTTGCAGTAGGAGCACTAGTATATCCAGAACCACCATTAGTAATTCCAATCTGAGTAACAATACCAACTGTGTTACCACTACCTACATACGCAATTGCAGTTGCTGTTGTTCCTGATCCTGGTGCTGATGAGAAAGTAATTGTTGGTGCAGTAGAATATCCACTACCACCAGTAAATGTAACAACTCCTAGTGTGCCATCACTGATTGTAGCAGTAGCAGCAAAACCTGCTCCTCCACCACCCACAACAACTACGCTTGGAGCAACTGTATATCCAGAGCCTGGATTGATGATATCAATTCTTTGTATTTTAGAAGATTTAACTCCATCATAATCAACTATGTCATCTGTCATAGATGCTATACCAATAGCAGTGATTCCTCCTGCAGGTGCAGATGAGATTGCCACTCTTGGGAGACTAGTATAATCCTCTCCTCTGTTAGATATAGTAACAAAAGATATTCCACCATCCACTATGCCAGTTGTAAGCACTGCAGGTGTTCCTGATGCCACTAGAGTAAGTGTCTCAATGTAACCTGCTTTTTCTAGGTTATCATCAATATCACCCACTCCTGTATCAACCACCTCATCCTCATATCTGTAAAGCTCACATCTAAGTTCATATACATAATTCTTCTTTAACTGGTAGAATGGTTTTTCATGTTCTACAAATTTAATTTCAAACAATCTATCTCCTAGTGGGAAATATACAAGATCTCCCTCTTTTGGTCTAGTTGCTAATTCTATATTTGGTATATTTTTGATTAGTGGCGTAATATAATTTTCAAATCTATCTCTTGAGATAACCAAGGTTAAATCATCAAGTGCCTGAACACCAAACTTAGATAGAAGAGAACCTTGTCCTTCATAACCATCAAAGGTATCTACATATGCTTCAAGTGGTATTGCTTCTTCAAATTTAGATTCTATGACCTCCTGTATTACAGTGTTTTTAGTAATGTATGTTCTAGGAATGTAGTAAATCTCCACTCCATACATTTTAATCTGTTCATTTATTAAACTTTGAACTAGATTTTGTTCACCAGAAGACCCTTGTAGAAAGAAAGGATTGAGTGCCATATTATTAACCTATCATATCTAGTGGAGGAAGTTCATAAGTATTAGACATCATCTCTCTTATCTTATCTAAGTCTTTTTCAGCATCTTCATATATCTCTCTCCCATTTAATTCTACTCCACCTGGCAACTTAACTCCCTGAAACTTCATGAGATTTTGCCCCCACTGTCTCTTGATAAGTGCAGTAGCATATGGTTTTAAGAATGAATCATTATAGACTCTAGGATATGAATCTGGATCTAGAAGTGTAAAACAATCAATCACTAGATGATCATCAACAGATAAACTACCCCAGTCAAGGTCTAAGTATAATCTATCTTGTCTCTTATTAAATCTTATCTGCTTCTCTGTGGTAAGTAAAAAATTAATATCTTCCAAATAAGTTTTTACCATAGCGTATGAAAGAAGTTCAGTAGCACCCCAATAATATATGTCATTCAAAAACAACTGATACTTCACACTAAACATATTGTTAGTGATGGTGTTACTTCCATCAAAGTGAAAAATTTTAGTTACTCCTAATACTTCTGGAGGAATAGGAAGGAAGTTGCTATTCTCAGTATATCCAAATTGAGTTGTTACTCCTACTGTAGTATTAACTGTGGTAGTTGTTATACCTGCACCACCAGTTGCCTTTCCTCTATCAATATCTTCTTGTGTTATCTTATACTTTAAATAGGTTTGATATACACCATCAAAGTGTCTCTCTTGAAAGTATTGAATAGCATCATCTATCAGATCATCTATTTGCTCATCAGCAACATTTATTTCTAGAACAGGCGCACCAAGTTTTCTTTTGCAGTAATCAATGAGCTCTGATCTAGTGGAAGGTTGCGCCATCTATCTACTTTACTATTATAAGTTTATTTATGGTGCTGATGAAATACCAGATATTACTAATACATCTCCTGACACTATTCTAAAAATTGATGATCCAGATCCAACCAATACATCATATACATACCTACCTTCTTTTAAATTTCTAGTAGCAGTAGATCCTAATGACAATCTAAACTCCCCACCCTTGGCACTGGTGAATCCAACATTGAATGTTGCTTGAGCACCTAGTGTAGCACCAATAGCAACACTCTTTGCAAGTTGAGCAGAACCAGTATATCCAGTAAAATCAAAAGCAGTTCCTGAAGTTCCAACTACAGTATAGTCAGCATCCAAGTCTGCTCCTGTATTGATGGTGAGATTTACACCATATGCAACACCTGAACTAGGATCAAAAGTAAAAGTGTTTTTAGCCATTAGACAGTGCTCTTAGTAAATTTTTGATTTCATTAATATCATCCTTTAAGTTTTTCAATTCATGCTCCATATTATCTATTCTATTAGATCCTTGTCTCTTTTTTTTGCGTAGTGAAATATAATTATTATATTCACTACTGCTAGTATTCACAATAGCATTATTATTGTCATCACGTTTAAGATTGACATGTCCCTCTACTTTCATATTATGCAAGTGCAATAACTCTAAGATTTTTAACTCTAGGTGGTTGAGCTTGATTTGTACCAGTTCCTACCAATTTAATACTAAAGTATCTGAAGGTAGACAAATCATCAATGGTGAATTCATAATCATTATAAATTACTTGATTTGGTGTATATGCTATAACATCTGTTTTAGCAGTCAAAGTATCAGGTAATCCATTATTTTTTGCTGGATCTATGATTTGTCCAGTTGCTAATAAATTAGTATGACCAGGGAATGGTTCATAAATTAACTCATCATTAGGACCCTCTGAGACAGCATAGAATGCTCTTATATCACTAGTAACATTGATATGTGCTTCCATGTGAATCTTGATTCCAGTAGCTCCAGATTTCAAAGTAATTGGTTTGCATGCATAAACAAATGCATTAGGATCATCCTTCAGTGTGTTAACTCTATTGTCTGTCACATAATCAGTGATTGGTTGATTCAATCTATTAGAGCATAATATGACCCCAATCCTATCTAAATCAACTATTGGAGAAAGAGTTGGATCTGCTCCAAAGAAAGATAAACTCATGGTGAGTGATTTATTATCTGGAAGACTTGGCAATGATGTTGTTTCATTAACTCTAGAAGCTATCATTCTAGGAGTAGACATATAATTATCACCCTCTAGACTAATATTTTCAAATCCCTTGTCAACAAATGGAGGTTCTGATCCATCAACACTAGATGATGTAATGGTTCTTACCTGTGCTGTTAAAGTAGTTCCTGCTGGAGTAACATTTTGAACTATGGGTGTTATCACTTCAAATGGTATATTTTCAGTAGATACAATTTTTGATCCACCAGAAGATTTGGTTTGTTTGAATTTTAATTTTGAAAGACTAGTTCCTACAGATCTATCTACTCCATTAGCAGATGTGTCAATTTTTATACTGAAGAAATCTAATCCTTGAGGATTAGTTGTAGTAGCATTTGCTAAGTTGTGATTAGTATTAATTCTTCTTAATGAGATACCATTTAACTCATATTTGTTGACTATATCAAGAGCACTATGTGATAGCGTCTTGGTTGAATCAACTCCTCTAGTAACTCCAGTTAAAGTGTTATTACTTACTCCACTATAAGAGAGTATCTCACTTCCAACCTTAACATAACCTAGATTAGTAGAACCAACACCCACACTTTCAAACTCAGCAAAATCTGTAGCATCATCTAAAGATATAGATCCAGTTGATGCTGAATCATAATCTGCAGATAATACAGTTGGTTGAACATCTGAAGTTACATCATTTATAGCAACTATATTTTGAGTTGAATACATTCCATGATTCTTTTGATTGACTTTTATATGAAGTCCATCATCAATAGTTACAGGAGAATCTGACAATAAAACATTTCCACCAGCAGAGTGATTTAGTGTGGTTACACCAGCACCTGTGACATATTGAATAGTTTTAGTAGCACCAGTTTCAAAATCACCTTGAACATTGTCAAGAACAAATTCATTAGTTCCAGTGATGGAAGCAATTGAGAATTTAATTCCTTGACCTAGTGATGTTAGTCCAACAGTGGATACACCAACTACATCTCCAATAGAATAACCAGTTCCACCATTAGTAACAGTTGCAGCAACTGCCACTCCATTGGTTATGGTCATATTCAATGTTCCATTTCTTCCTCCTCCAGTTTGAGTGACCATAGGAACATGATGATATGTTTCACTGCCAGATGAAGGTGTATATCCAACACCAGCATTAGTAATTGTTAAGTTGCCAGTTGCTGTTCCTGCAGCACCAACAAATCTTCCTGTGGCATTGCTACCACTTTGTTGAACAATATTTCCAACTGTTATTCCAGTATCAGATATGGTTGTGTTGAAACCAATTCTAATTTTATTTGATTTAATTTCAAATGAATCTTTAAGAAGAGGTGGAACATCATCAGAGAATGTAACCAAAGGTGGATTCACAAAATTAATAGTTCCAGATCTTTCGCTAAATCTTGCTCTATAAAGAGTAAATTTAAGATCTTCATACTGACTAGCATTCCATGTCTCTCCATTTTGAGATTTAAACAAAGAACCTAGAGTAGGTTGTTGACTAACAACCACCTGTTCAGCTTCAGGTCTATCTTTAGTTTGAACATCAGTTTCACCCATTCTAGAAATCCAAGCAGTATATTCATTGCTTGTAGATAGTAAAACTATTGAGTAAGATTTATTTTCAGGTAGATATACTGGAGATGGGAATGTTACTGTAGTGGGAATAGATGCATCATCAGATATATTAACATCCTCAGGATCTAATACTACCTCACCAAAAGGAATTATTTCTGTAGTAGGAACTCCAAGATTCATTGTTCTTAATTGAACACTGCATGGCAAGAATTGATCTTTTGATCCAAAGTAAAGATCTACTTTAGTTACATATATTGCATTGCCCACAAAGAATGATTGTGCAAGAGGATCTCTAACACCAAATCCACATTCTTTATCTAATGCATTATATTCAGCTTCAGTTGTCAATCCAGTTGCTTCTGCAATAGCTGCAAAATTCTCTTCAACCTTAGCTTGATTAACAGGATCTGCCTCAAAAGCTGCTAGTTTATCCTCATCTAGAGCAAATTCTAAATGCTCCTCCATTCTTGCTTGAATATCAGCTGAACTAGCATCAGCACCTAATTCTAAAGCAATTGATGCAGTCCAGTATTTTACAGCACCTTGATCTGGTGGTGTTTGTCCAACATTTTCAAACTTAGCATAAGCAGAAGCAATAGGATCATTAACTTGAATTGTTACATTATTGTTTTCATCAGTAACAGGAACAATACCAGTATTATATGATTCTTGATCACTTAATTTGCCAATAAATGTTGCTTGCTCTGAGAAAGTGTCAGCCACTTCAGTGGCAGTAACATCCTCTATATAATGAACAGTTGCTGGTGAAGGTCTAGTGCTGATTGTTTTGCTAGAAGAAGATGTAGTAATAGGACCTGATATGGACTTACTTTCAACTTTAGTTAAAACATCAGTTGCAATATTTTTTACACTGATAATGGTAGATTGTAAAGTGCTAATAGTTCCACTGGATTCAAATACCTTTGAAACATCAGTAGAAACATTTGCTGATATTTGACTATTAATATTACTACTAGTAAGTCTAAAGACTTTCTTCCCTGTTTCAAATTTTGGTGAAGTAATCTCATTGGGATCAGGGATAAAGAAAGATCCAAGAACACTACCAACCACATCACTTCTTAATCTTAAATTAGAAATTGTAGCTTGAGCACTTGATGTTTCTCCAACCAATGTAAGACCAGTTTCAACATGTCCAAAGAATGTATTGTCTGCTTTTTCTGCTAGAGTATCTAAATCTATGTTTAGCAAACTAGATGTAGAGGAATACAATTCAGGAACATCAACTAAATCTGATGAAGTAGAAGATGTGTTAGAAGTTGTAGTAGATGATTCTGGTACTATATTATCTACTATAACTGCACCCAAAGTTCTTCCAGTTCCACCAGAATAAAGAGGAGTAAACTGATAATATGGATTAGACTTATATGTTTGAGTAGGAGCATCAAAAGGTCCACGTTTGTGATTTGATTGTGCTACCTTAAATCTTATTAACTCCTTACCATTAGCAGTGGTTCCTATTACAGTTTCACCTACTTGGAATGTACCAGTAGTCATTGTAATTTCAAGAAGTTTAGGAATTATATACTTTGATACATCTTGACCATCAAAGAAAGCAAAAAGCCCTGTTGATGGTTTTAAAGTTCTAGCATCAAATTTAATATTTCTAGACCTCATGTTGGAGGCAATCTGTGTATTGATTACTTTTGGACCTTCATTAATAGTACTAAATGTTTCTCTAACTAAACTCTTACTTGCTGTTCTACTAGATTGTCCAACTCTTTGTCCATTTACAGTAGTAGTTCTAATAAGTTGATCATGCACCCAATCATTAGTTGTGTCTGACCAATTTTCTTTAAATCCAGTCCAATTATCAGACCAAGAACTCCATGTTACAGGACCATATCCAGTTCTAGAATCAAATCCTGAAGCATCTAATTGTTCAGAGGTATTTGTATAAGTTACTAAATCATCATGCTTAGCTTCTAATGTAACTTCATCAAGCCATATGTCACTATCTGGAACTAGATCTACAGTTCCACCATAGTAACTTACTAAGTAAGGTGTTATATTTTCAACTCTTGTAGCAAAAGGTTGTTCAATATGTACAACCTCATCATAATCTAAAGTTAATACTCTTCCAGTTTTTCTAATACCATTAGCACTATTTAAATCTAATTTAAGATCTAATTCAGTGGTATGATGAGATGGTCTTAACTCTCCATTATGATAATCTATGGAATTTTTTACAATTGTAGTTTTAAGTTGAGTTTCAGTATTAGAAAAATCATCAACAAAGAAACCAGATTTAAATCTATTCAAACCATCTGTATCAGTGATTTGCATATTTAATGTATCACTTTCCAATAAAGAAAGAGATGTGAAAAATTCTAAGTTTTCAATTCTCTTTTCAAGTTTATTGATATCACTCATTTGATATCTCTTGTAGTTTGCAAGAGTGATACTTGCATTATTCACTTCAAATAAGTAAGCAGGTAATTTAATTGATGCTATTTCTAATGCACCATCTATTGGCACTGGAAACTCTGGAGTTTCAGCAGGAACTCCTTTTATTAATTGAAACTCACCATTTTTAGATAAGTAAATTTTATCACATCTAGGAAGGAAGAAAGAGTAATCTAATAATATGGATTTGTCAGATGCTAAAATATTTTTAGCAGAATTTCCTGATGAAGTAAATGATCTACCTAAGAACTCAAATGGAGAACGAGATGTTCCTGTAAAATCAGAAACTCTAGGTCTAATATCAATGAGATCACTTACTCTACAATTATTGATTACATGTAAATCACCATAATCAAAGTTATCATATGAATTGACAGTTGTGATATCTCCAGTGTCTGCTGCAGTAAAAAATGCAGATTCAAATATTATGCTTATTCTCTTTGTGGGTGCATCATATCCATCTTTTCTCACTATTCTGGCATAATCATAGATTGTATTTCTTTGACCATCATCATAAGTAAATTCATCAGTTATATTATTAGAACTTAATGCTACAGCTCCAACTGTTGCACTAATTCCAGACTCTTGGAAAGTTACTATTTCTCCTATCTGAAGATCAAAATCATTTAATAGAGTAAATTCAATAGCAGCGTCAGTGCTCTTCTTAACATATATTCCAGTTGACTTACTTGTATCTCCAACAAATTTTTCTCCAATTAGAAGATCACCAGTTCTACCTGTAGAACTATTAATAGAAGTTAAAGTCAATATTGGTAAAGTTGGATTATTAACATTAGAGGATTCGTATATTCCAAATACTTCAGTTACATCAGGAACATTTAAAGAGATCTCACCATCTTGAACTCTTGTTCCAAAAATTGAATTGAAAGTTAATCCATCATTCAATGTGGTTGTTCCAATACCAGATGTTGAATTAGCTGAACCTACTACAGTTAATAAATTAATTTTTTGTTTTTGTTTTATTTTTGATTTTACATTTATTTTTCTTATTGTAGCTATCAACTTTGCTGGACTATCAGTTCCCAATCCATTAATTGTTACTTGAGTAGAACCTGAATTAAAAACAAATTTATCTGAAGATAAAGGTTCTGTGCTACCATCAGTTCTTATTAAGGTATAATCCTCTTCATCATAAGGTAAGAAAGTTTCATCAGAACTTCCACTGCTGATTGTTCCAGTAGAATTTCCAGTGATGGTAACATCAAATTGTTTTTTAATGGTAATGTGAGAATTTGTTAAATCTACATTAGATACATTTTTCTTAGGTAGATGAGTATATAAATCATTGTCAGTTGATGATTGGAATTGTGAAGTTAATATTTTAAAATTGGATGGATTTATTTCTCCAGAAGTGGCATCACCAGCTATTACTGTAGGAAGACCACCATCACAAACACCACCAACTGTGGTTACTCCAGATATGGTAAGAGAATTTTGAGATACACTTTCAACTCTTGCATAGGATACTGTGCTTTTACCAGGACTACTATATTCTACTATATTACCAACTGTAGCAATTCCAATAAAGAATTTACTTGGATCTGCACTAGTTACTGTTGAGATTCCTAAGGAAGCACCTGAAGTTGTTGCTGAACTAACATTGACTTCTCCAAGATTTGAAAATAAAGTTTGCTTTACATCAGCATTGAAAGTGCTTGCTGTGCTTACAGTTCCATTAATAGACTTAATATCACTGGTGCTGAAAGATGTGGATGCTGCTGCAACATTTCCACTTTCTATTCCATTAAAAATTAACTGTTCTCCAGGTATAAACTTACCTTTGGTATTATATGCAGTGATAGCAGTACCAACAGAATTATATCTTAAGAAACCTGTAGCTCCACTAGACTTACCTTTAATATGTGTAGGAACAACTAAAGCATCTTTTGGATTAGTATTTAAAGTTAAACTAGTATAAGTTTGTATATCATACAAAGCTATATCCCATTCATTCTCAGTGGGAACTGAACTATTATATGATCCAGACTCTAAAGCAAAATCATATACACGTGCTAATCCTATTTCTTTACCAGCAGCAGTAGTTGAAGCAGCTCCTATTCTTTGATCTCTTAAACTTACAGTATAATCTGTTCCTATTCCTATGATAGGAGAACCAGAAACTCTATTTAAAGTAAAAGTAGGTCCTGTAACATAATTGATACTTTGAGATTCTAAAAGTTTTGTTGTTCTTGGTTTATCAAAATCTAAAAATGTAGGAACAATAGTTTCTATATCATACCCTTCTACATATGCTTTTCCTGGTGATAACTTATAAGTTCCTAAATCATCACTTGGAGTATTATTGTTATAAGTTTTTTGATTTGAATTAAATATACCATTATTACCTTCAAAATCATTCAGTGTATTTTTGGCAGTTAATGAGAATGGTTTAATGTAATAGTTTCCAGACTCATCAAAAGTTCTTTTTGCTAATTCATCTCCTAACTCATTATAATCACTTTCTCTACGTACATATATTAATTCACCACCTCTGATTTCCATCAAATTTATAAAGTTTGATGGTTTAGTTTCCTCTGGTGGAAGAGATGTTAAACGTACAGATATACTTAACCTATCAGCACCTGGTGCTGTAAAATTACTAAATCCAGAAGCATTGTCAGTTAAAGATTCATCTAAATCAGAAGTAACAATTGATTCTTGAATACGCAATCCAACATTAAAATTACCATCATTACGATATGGATCTAATACCAGAGTTTGAGATTTTACTTCTAAAAAATATCCTCTTACAAAATAGATACCCTCAGATAAAACAGCAGCAGATCCAATAAAAGAACATGCTCCAGTTACTAATTGAGCAACAGGTTCTCCTGGTTGAAATATGACTCCTGTTCTAGTGCTTATTGAATTATTATCTAATAGTAAACTTTCTCCTGATACAAATTTTTCATTACCCTCTCCCCCAGTATTCAAGTAAGTAACAAATAAAACATACCAACTGCCACCAGTAACTCTTCCTATGTATGATTTTATTTTTGCCTTTACTCCAGATGTGCTACCTATTACTACTTTACCTAGTAAATCATCTAGATATGATTCTACATTTATACCTTCATTTGATACTTGAATTCTAATTGAATCATAAGCACCATTATATCTAATTCCACCTCCAGTTACTGAAGCACCATCTTTAAATATATGTTGACCAAATTTTTCAATTTGGTTTTGGAGAAGAGATTGTACTCCTGTCAGTTCTCTTGCTTGAACTGGCAATCCTGGTTTAAATAATATTTTACAATAAGTATCTTTTGCATCAAAATCGTCAAAGTAAGGAGCGACGTTTAGATTTGTTTCCTGTGGCATGAGTCTTTAGAATTGCAAAATAACTTTGATATCTTCTCTTTGATTTGCAGACCTAGTTATAGAAGGTCTGTTATCAACATAAATTATATTTCCAGAGTACTTCTTAACTTCAGGGTTAGCAACACCCTGAACAAAACTCTGTCCAAGAAAATATTTTCTATTATTTATTACTGTACTTATACCAGGACTTCCTGATGTTCCAAAATTAGTATCTATTCCTAGTGTACCTTCATTACTAGCTATATTTACATTTCCTCCACTAGTTGGATTAGCAGTAAATCTGTGTAATGAAAGACCATATGTAGGATCAGTTTTCAATGACCCATCACTATTAAATCCAACTAAACTTTTATCTTGCCAATATTTCAATACACCAGTTACTTGATCATAAGAAACAACTCTTCCTACAGCAGTAGATCCTATTCCTATAGTTTGAGTAAATTCACCATCTAGATCAAAAGTAGCAGTAGTAAAACCTGCTCCAACTAATTTTAATGCATAAAGAGCACTTGCTTTGGATAAAGTTAAGTTTGCATTAGACTCAAAAGCATGAGGGTTTTCTACTACTCCTATTCTAGCAATTTGGTTGCCAGTGATAAAATCAGGATTTTCATTATCATTTTCTATTTTAGAGTATATCAATACATTAGTCGCTCCTAACTCTCTATAAACATCTGCTCCATGTCCACCTTGAGGTGGAACAATTACATTAAAGACTGGCACTGTTGTTCCAGTAGGAACTCCTCCTCTAACCAAATCAACAGTTCCATATGTATATCCAGATCCACCTTTTGCTATATTGATAGATTCTACTTTAGCATCATTATTAATAACTATGGTTGCTTCTGCTCCTGATCCATCTCCACTAATAGGCACACCAGTATATGTTCTATTTGCAGTTCCTATTCCAGATCCTCTATTGATAATGGTAGCAATTTTTAATTGACCACTACTAGATGCATTATCTCTAACAGCAGCATCCTCTGTGTTTGTTTCCCAATCAGTAGGAACTGGCATAAAATTAGTAGAATCAAACTTAGAAATATCACCTGGTTTTATTGTATAAAGATATTTCCATATATAACCATCACCACTATCTCCTGCTGTTTTTGGTTCAAGATCTGTAAATGTTGGTTGATCTAGAGAAGGTCTACCTGATAAGTTTTCTGGATCTGTTCCATTTTGTAAGCATATATAAACCTTAAAATCTTCATTTACTATAAAATATTTTGCTGCATATATGTTAGTAGCATTAGATGGTTTAGAAGTATTTGTTCTACTAATATCACCTCTATACATGTCATAAGTTATACCTGATGCCCATGTGTGCTTAGTAACCACTCTACGCACATCTGAAGAAGTAATTTTCTTCAGTGCTACCATAGTATCCCAATAATCATTTTCTTGATCAAAACTATCCTTTGGTGCAGGAGGATTTGATTCCCATGTTGAAGAATAATTAGTAGCATTAGGCAAACCAACAAAAGAATAATATGAATTAATTGAAGAAGTTGCAGTAGAAACAAAATTCTTCGCATTCAATATTCTAAGTTGATCAGTTATAATTGCTGACATTTGAACTATTTTTTTAGTTATTTATGTGTTGTAATTTGCAGATCTTAATGGGTTGATCCTTTCAATAATGGCTGAGGTGGTTATACCAACCAAACCATCACTATTTCCAGCATATGAATTAAATGTTCTAGCAGATGCTCTAGGTGCAGTGACTATTCTGCCCCAACTATACTCTCCAAAGAACTCACTGTGTCCAAGTCCAGATAATCCATTATAATCTTGAACACTGACTGTTACTTGTGCAACATAGGTCAATCCAATTCCTATGCCCATAGTTTGAGCAATAGAAACTTGAGCAACTTCATATACATTATCTATAAATGATGTTCCAATACCCACCACAGTTCCATCTTGATATAGAGAAGTTACTGAAGCACCTACATTAGAATTAAAGACTGTAAAGTAATATCCAGTTTGTATTCCACTGACAGTAATAGCAGTGCCAACTACATCAGAGTCTCTGAATAGAGAATCTTTTGGAAGTAGTAAATCAAAAACTATACCAGTAGATGCTACTCCAACAGATGTAGTAGAAATACCAGATATGATTCCAAAATCACCAGATATATCTACATCCTTGATAGTTTCAAAAGATGTGATAGATTTTGGTTTACCTATCAAAACTGATGGAGCAGCAATGCTGGTGTATGCAAATCCAGTTGTGGTTCCACCAAAGGAAACAGTAATAGCATTGACAGTTCCAACTCCACTAATAGTAGCAGTTGCTCTAGCACCTTGAGAAGTTGTCAATCCTATTGGAGTTGTAATAGATACAGATGGTGCTATGGTGTATCCAACACCTGAATTTGTTATATCAAATGAGGTGACTGTTCCAGCAACAGAAACAAAGGCAGTTGCAGATGCTCCAACTAAACTATCTTGAGATATGATTCTAATATCATTTTGCGTATCATAATTTTCTTTAGAATTATCAAAGAAGGTTCTAATGTTAGAAACAAATATTACAGTAGATCCAACACCTACAGGTTGAATAATATTTGTAATAGGATATATCAATGGTTCATAATGTGGTCTATCTTTAGTGACAGCCTGACCATCAATGAATTTATCTTCAATTTGCTTAGACCAAGTTACAGTTCTTTGGAAACTCTCATTTGTAGTGATACCTGGTCCAGCATACAAATTAGTAGAAACAGTATCAGATGAATTAACAATAGTAACTGTTCTTTCATTTTCCTCCAAAGAAAAATCTTGATCGTATAATTTTAATTCATCTCCTGCTTTAACTGTTTCTAATATATCAACACTGGTAACATCAACAGATCCAGTTCCTTGATAGAATAGAATCTTGGAGGTGTCACCCTCTTTTGGTGCTTCCTTAAAGGTAATAAAACTACCACCTTTAAATTCATAACCCTCATTAGGAACTTGAAGAATATCATTAATAAACACTAATATTAAAACTTCAACATCTATATTTGAACCTGGTTGAGCTTGAATTGTTTGTTGTGCTCCATTTAGTTTCAATGCAAATGAAACTGTCTTACCATCAAATAAATCATCAAGAGGATCTAATACTTGGAAATCACCAACAGTAAATCCAACAAAACTATCACTCACTGTTTCCTGAACAGTTAATTGGAATTCTCTAAACTCAGCAGCACCTGTAGTTGGAATACCAACAGAACCACCAACACCTATGGTTAGTTTCTGAGTTTCTCCATAACCATATCCTTGATTTGTAATTTCAAAATCAATAACACTACCACCTAAACCAACAACTACATTTGCTCTAGCTTCAGATCCCACTCCAGATTGATTTGAAGAATAGAATAAAGGCATATTACTATAAGATAGTGGTTCATCTATTACAACCAATGGAGGATTGGTAGATGTATAACCAGTACCAGGATTAGTAATAGCAACACTTACAATATTACCACCACTGATAGCAGCAGTACCAATAAACTCAATATTAGGTGCTGTTGTGCTCAATGTTTGAACACCAACATTTACCACTGTCTGAATGCCAGATCTATAACCAGAACCACTATTACCAATGCTTATTGAACTAATTGTTCCTAATCCAGAAACAACTGCAGTACCACCTGCAGCAACTAGTGGTTGATAACCTAGACCCTCTGTAGATCCTACAGAAACAATAACACCACCAAGTGGAACATTAGAACTATTAGGATCAGATGCTACAGAAGAAATAGATCCTGTAAACTGAATACTGGTAATTCCTACACTTTCTATCAATGTATAATCACCAGGCACAGATACACCACCAGTAAATCTTTGTGGACCTTGAGCAACTTGATTGACCAATATTAGAGCATTATTTGTAGAGAAACCTGCTACATTGCTTCCTTCAGATTGAAGAGTAAATTCAGTTGTCAATCCAGTAAAGTTAGCAGAAATATCATCAAATATAAAGTTGCCAGCATATGGTTCATTAGAACTACCAGTAATGCCAGATCTCATAAATGATCTTGCACTAAATGTTGAGTGAGTTGCTATTCCAACAAAGTCTCTCTCATCTGGTTCATTAGTTGTTGTTGAAATAGGAGTTAGTCCAACAGGAGCAGTATAGAAATTAACAGTGCTATCTACAATATTATAAGCACCATCTACTTTAGTAACCAAAGATCCATTGCTATGAGATGTTACTTGAGTTCCCATCCAAGGTCTAGTAACTAGGAGAACATTAGTAGCACCTAATCCAACAGAATTGACCTTCATTATTTCACTACCAAGTTTCAACATATCACCACCAGTTATGGAGGTAATACCTGATAACTTGATTTTATCTGTAGTAGAAGATACGTCAGCACTAATAGTTGTAGTTACAGAAGTAGAAACTATTGGTGATTGAATAACATTATCAATACTCAAAATACATCTTGAGTTTTGTTTAGATGAAGTAAAGGAATGAGAAGTTCCTACACCTACTGCAGTAATATCCAAATAAGTAGGATTTGTCTTTAATGCATTTTCTGCAGAAGTAGCAAATCTAAGAGTGGAGTCATCAACTTTAATAGCAAAGACTTCATCTGGTAATTTGTCAGTAGTACCATAACCTGCTATTGCTTGCTCTTCAATTATGATAGCAGAAGTTGTTCCAGATCCAGTATATCTGTAATTTAACTTTTCTCCAGTTACAAAGTAGTGATCAGGTATTCTAACTGTATCTTCAACTAGATCAACTGTTGTAGTAGCACTACCAACAAAGTCTCTCTTGAATAATGGCAACTGTCTATGCTTAAGTTCAAATGCTCTCTTAACATCAGTCTCAGTAGCAGTATAAGCACCAAATCCAGTGTCAATAGTAGCATTAGTTAAATCTATCTCAGTAACATCACTTGCTTCATTTACAAGTCTTAAAGCAGCTTGGAATACTCTGACCTGAACATTAGCACTTGCTAGTGGAGTAAATGTAAGATTAGTAAAGTCTCCAGAAATGGCAGCACTGAAATCACCTAAATTAGCACTAGTTTGATTGATAGCATACTCAGTAACATATGTCTCAGTTCCATCATCAACACATATAACTTCAGATACTTGATATTGACTATTGGTAGTATCTTCAACACTTACAATATAATAAGCACCATTGAAGGTTTCAGATTCATATGATGCTACTGTAGTTGCAGATGGAGATCCACTAGCAGATATAGAAGTAAATTTTGAATCTAATTGAGAAGTATTTAATGATGTAGTTCCAATGCCAGCAGATGATGCATTTCCAAAATCTATATGAACAGTATTAGCAACATATGTGCTTGCAGTGCTCACTGTTGGATGTAGATCTAAATTAACTCTACCACCAGCGATGTATGCACTATAAGTTCCAAGACCAGGTTCACCAGATGCACTACCAACATTTGATGTTGTTAATTGTCCATACTCTACTAA